AACCTGGCATTGTGAAAGAACTAATCTTGGGGTATGTACAAGACACCTAGTTTTCATGACATATCTGAATGATGTGGAAGATAATGGCGGTACAGAATTTAAGTATCAAAAGTTGATAACACCTGCTAAAAAGGGATTAACATTGATATGGCCGACTGACTGGACACATACACACAGAGGTATCGTTAGTGAAACTCAAGAAAAGTACATAATTACTGGTTGGCTCAATTATATTTAATAAATGGTAACACAAGTTACAAAACTGCTTGACTATATAGAATATAGGGTATATAATACCTTTACGTTCATCAGAGGAAACTCTGACGCAAGTAAGCCGACTCGGAACGGAACGTTCATCCCATGGTAGAATTACTACTCTACGCTACACTTACTTGTCAAGAGGCTCATGTTCTCATGCAGAGAATCTCGACAAATGAGGATATGCCTCCACTGGTTAAAATCGAATTGGTTGAAACTGTGATGGAAGCATCTCCCGAGTGTTATTGGGACGCAAAAGCCGACTGAAGGAACGGGATTAACAATCTCATTTCTTTAGGAGTACAATCATGTCTCAAGTCGTTTACCGTGGCAATCAGTACGACACCGAAACCCACAAGGCAGAGGTGTTGGCAGAACTCAAGCGTCTGCGCGAACAAGAAAACTTCGATTTAATGTACCGTGGCGTCAAAGTCAAGCGTACATTTGTGAAGTAAATTTCAAGCCATGCAAGTTGTTTAATTCGGAGGGTTCTTGACGAACCCTCTTTTTTTGTGTATAATTATTTGAGAGGACTTTATTTTATGGACAAGGAAAAACTTAAACTAATCGTCCGTAATCTTGAACTTTTGGTTGATTCTTTAAAAGCTGAAGTGTACTCGGATACTCAGAGTTATCTCAACTATGAAGAAATTGTTCCTCATATTCAAGACTATGATGAAATTTTTGAGGACGATGACGGATACCCAGACTAATGGTTAGTAGATCTAAAAAACTTATAAAGTTGCTTGAGCGTCTAATCAAGCAAGATTATCTCTATACAAACGAAAAGATTCGTGAGATGAAATCACAACTTCGTGAGTTGAAAGAGCAACTCGCAGATATTGAAAAACAGAAATCTAAAGGATTTGGTAAATGAGTGTAAAACTGATAAGTGTGACTCCCGATGCGGAGCAGACAATGGCATATGTTGCCCGTGTGTCAAACCCCAATAACCAAGAAAACCCAAACTATGCCAAATTGTTGGGATATTGTATTAAACATAATCATTGGTCTGTCTTTGAGCAGAGTTTCATGACTCTGGAGATTGAGACTACCCGTGGTTTGGCAGCTCAAATTCTCCGGCACCGTTCGTTCACATATCAGGAATTCTCACAACGTTATGCTGATTCCTCCCTACTCTCAGAGACGATTCCCGTACCAGAGCTCCGTAGACAAGACACCAAGAATCGTCAAAATTCTATTGACGATATTGATGATTGGACTCAGACGAAGTTCGACATGAAGATGACTAGACTCTTCACTCAATCCATGGATTTGTACAAAGAAATGTTGGAAGCAGGAATTGCAAAAGAGTGTGCTCGTTTTGTGCTTCCCCTTGCCACGCCCACCAGACTCTATATGTCGGGTTCCTGCCGTTCTTGGATTCATTACATCACTCTGCGTTCTGCAAACGGTACTCAAAAGGAGCACATGGACATTGCAGAAGCATGTAAGAAAATCTTTGTCGAGCAGTTCCCCACCTGTGCAGAAGCCCTTGAATGGGTCTAAATAAAATACATTGAGATTGACTATGGCAACATACCCTGTTATTCATAAAGAAACTGGTGAGCAAAAAGAAGTCGTGATGAGTATTCATGACTGGAATCAGTGGTTAGAAGATAATTCAGACTGGCAGCGCGACTGGTCCGATCCTTCCACCGCACCAATGGCGACTGATGTTGGTGAATGGAGAGACAAACTTTCAAACAAGCACCCAGGATGGAATGAAGTGCTTGATAAAGTTGGCAAAGCGCCAAAAGCAAACGTAAAGAGACTCTAATGGCAAGAAGAAAAAGAGCATCTGCTCAACCTGTAGGGGTTGGACTTACTGCAAAGCAGATGAAGAGGAAAAAACCTCTCAATTCTGATTATTTGGTTGATATTGAACCTCTCACAGAAAACCAAAAAATACTGTTTGACTCATATGCTGAGGGAAACCATCTTGTTGCATATGGTTGTGCTGGAACGGGTAAAACCTTCATCACACTTTATAATGCTTTGAAGGATGTGTTAAATGAGAACACACCTTATGAAAGAATCTTTATTGTAAGATCTCTTGTGGCAACTAGAGAGATTGGTTTTCTTCCTGGAGATCATGAAGACAAGGCAGACATCTATCAAATCCCATATAAGAATATGGTGAAGTATATGTTCCAGATGCCTTCTGATGCAGACTTTGAGATGCTTTATGGTAATCTCAAGTCTCAGGAAACAATTAAGTTTTGGAGTACATCATTCCTTCGCGGAACTACATTGGATAATGCCATTGTCCTTGTTGATGAGTTTCAAAATTTGAATTTTCACGAACTAGATTCTATCATCACTCGTGTTGGTGAAAACACTAAAATTTGCTTCTGTGGTGACGCCGTACAGACTGATTTGCAAAAAGCAAATGAACGCAATGGTATACATGACTTTCTTAGTATCTTGCGTAAAATGCCATCTTTTGGTATGATTGAGTTTGGAGTAGACGATATTGTTCGTTCTGGACTTGTCAAAGAATATATTATCGCTAAAATGGAAGCAGGTTTTTAATGTTTAATCATGTTGATATTAATCTTCCTCAACTTGAGAGGGAGACTATTGATGGAGTAAGATATTATTCTGTTCCTGATGATGAAGAACTCCTTAGACTGGTTTCCATCACTTCGGTAACCAGTCATTTTAATAAGGAGATTTTTGTCAACTGGCGTAAGAAAGTTGGTAATGAAGAGGCAGATCGTATCACAAAGAAAGCTACAAGTCGTGGCACGGATATGCACACTCTTACCGAACACTTCCTGAAAAATGAAGAACTTCCTAAAGTTCAACCTATTTCAGATTTCTTATTCAAAATCTCTAAAAACAATCTCAAAAATATAAATAATATATACGCACTTGAAGGTTCCCTATATAGTAAACAGTTAGGGATTGCGGGAACTGTCGATTGTATTGCAGAATACAATGGCGAACTGGCGATAATTGACTTTAAAACGTCCAAAAAACCGAAACCACGAGAGTGGATCGAACACTATTTTGTACAGTGCATGGCATATGGTTGTATGCTGTACGAATTGACTGGCATATCAGTCAAAAAACTTGTAATCATTATGGCTTGTGAAAATGGAGAATGCGTCGTCTATGAAGAAAGAGACAAATCAAAATACATCAAACTTCTTACAGAATACATTAGAAAGTTTGTTAGAGATAAACTGGAACTCTATGGAACCGAATAAAGAACTAGAGCAAGCAATTGCCAGTAAATTTTTGACACCATCAAAATTTGCACTGGAAATTGAAAAAATTGTTGCTGAAGAAAAACTGAATTACATTGATGCCATTGTTCACTATTGTGAAATCAATGAACTTGATGTAGAATCAGTGACGAAGCTAGTTTCTAAACCTCTCAAGGAGAGACTTAAGAATGATGCTATCAATCTGAATTTTATGAAAAAAACTTCGAGAGCAAAATTGCCTTTATGAGTGTGAGCCCCTTTGAAACTTATCAACATTATTTGTCACTCAAAAATCACTTTACAAATCCAAAATACGACTTCTTTAAGTATGGGGCAAAAACCCGTGCTTCATTGACATCTTTCAATAAAAGGAAAGATAAGTATTGGTTTGAGAAAACTTCCCGTAAGTATTCCGACAAAGAAGTCGTTGATTTTCTAGTATCTAACTTTTCTTCCGCCGATAACCCGCAAAACTTATGGATTGGAGAAATTATCAATTCTGGCGAAAGAAACTACGCCGAGTGGATGAAAAGACAGCAGAGTTTGACTTACTTGTTCAAAGAGCAAAGCAACGAATTGCTCTCGGAGAACGAATTAGAGAGTCTATTCGACTGCTCGAAAGGACATCCAAAAATTCTCAAAAAGTATCTAAGCGGGAGTTTATCTCTAGAAACCTTAACAATCTTAGAAAAAATATTCCATTTCTCAAAAGACTTTGATAAAAAGTTAGACGATCCAGTGTGGGAAACCGTCAGTTTAAAATTGAAAAAGTATTGTCCGTTCATAAATATTGATGTGTTCCAATATAAAAAACTTTTACGAGATATTGTAAATGAGTGATTTTTTCGATTCCGAAATTATACAAGAAGAGTTGAAGGAGATTAATACACTCCAAGAGGAGTGTTATGGAAGTCTAATGACTTTTGGTGGCATGGATCGTCAAACAAAACTGGAACATATTGAAATGCTACAGACTTTGCTGGAGAAGCAAAGAATCATGTATACTAGATTATCTCTTTCAGACGATCCACAAGCGATTGAAATGAAAGAGAATCTTCGCAAATCAGTTGTAATGATGGGTTTTCCAGCAGAGACTGATATGCAAGTGTTATTCGACAGTATGAAGAGAACAATTGATTCGCTCAAAGACTTTCTTGACACCTGAGCAAAACTTCGTTATACTATCCGAGTAAATCCCCCGAATCCAATTAATCCGAGGTAATCCAAATGTCTTTCGCAGACCTTAAAAAGCAATCTAAGCTTGGCAACTTAACCGCAAAACTGGTTAAGGAAGTCGAAAAAATGAATAATAATGGTGGTGCCAGTGGCGACGACCGTGTATGGAAACTAGAATGTGATAAGAGCGGTAATGGTTATGCCGTTATTCGTTTCCTGCCTGCACCCGATGGTGAAGACCTTCCATTCGTGAAACTCTACAGTCATGCATTCCAAGGTCCTGGTGGTTGGTATATTGAAAATTCTCTGACGACTCTGGGACAGAAAGATCCTGTCTCCGAATACAACACGATGCTGTGGAACAACGGCACCGATGCTGGTAAAGAAGCAGCACGTAAGCAGAAGCGTAAACTGACTTACATGGCAAATGTCTATGTTGTCAAAGATCCTGCTAATCCTCAGAATGAGGGTAAAGTGATGCTGTATAAGTTTGGCAAGAAAATCTTCGATAAACTGACTGCCGCTATGCAACCTGAGTTCGAGGACGAGGAAGCAATCGATCCGTTTGACTTCTGGCAAGGTGCTAACTTCAAACTGAAGGCAAAGAACGTTGCTGGTTATCGTAACTATGATTCTTCTGAGTTTGCATCACAGTCTCCACTCCTGGACGATGATGATGCGATGGAAGCAATCTGGAAGAAAGAGTTTTCTCTTGCAGAACTCGTTGCTTCCGATCAGTTCAAGACTTATGATGAATTGAAGAAGCGTCTTGACTATGTTCTTGGTGTCAAAGGAACTCCTAAGTTCCAAGATCAAGAGACTATTGAGGAAGAAGAAGAATTCCGTCAACAGAGTTCTGCTCCCGTTCCTCAATCAATGAAAGAGGAGCTTGACAGTCTTTCTCCTACAAAGGTTGATGATGACGATGACACTCTTTCCTACTTCGCCAAACTGGCAGAAGACTGATACTAGAAGATGAAAAGTGATTACACAATAGACCGTGTAAGCAAATCCGAAGCCGCAGAGTTACTTCTGCGGTTTCATTATTTAAAAGATATATCAAAAGGTTTTAAATCTGGTTATAACTACGGGTTGTATAAAGATAACGACTTTTCTCCTCTAAATATTGGAGGCATACAGGGAGTTTGTATCTTTACTGGACTTCCTGTTCCTGAAATAGCAAAAGGAGCATTCGGACTAGAAAGAAATGAGCAACAAGGACTCTTCGAACTCTCAAGACTCTGTATCCACCCCGATACTCAGTCCAGCGAGTATAATATCACTTCTTGGTTCGTATCAAAGACGATTAAGAGACTTAGAAAAGAAACAGAAGTCAAAGCAATTATATCCTATGCTGATAGCGATCGTCATAGCGGTACAATCTATCGGGCTTGTAATTTTAGGTACTGCGGTTTATCGGATGCAAAAAAAGACTTTTATTTTTCCGATGGAACAAAGCATTCAAGAGGAAAAATTAGAGATGCAGAAGGCGAATGGAGAGATCGCTCTAGGAAGCATCGATATGTAATGGTATTTGATAAGTCTCTAGATTTATTATGGTGAAGTAACTCTGGTATTATCAGTGCGAATCAAGGTTTCTGAGATATATTCCGAAGAGCGCTGATAAGTCATAATTTCTCTCATGTCATTCAGGAATTGTTGTAGATATATTTTCTTCAACAAGAAAATGGATGACTTTTTAGTATTTTTTGTTGTTTCATATTCATAGTTAGTAACTGCTCGTCTTACATCACTACCACTCTTAGATTGATTCCCATCATCATAGTATCTGAGAGTGAAATCTTCATCGACTTGCTTTCCTGCAGGGAGAATGAGTCTTCCGTTCGAGTCTTTGATTTCTTTGGTTTCAAAGTGATGAGTGTCAGATAGTTTCTCTACTCCATACTTATCAACAGCATAGTTATAGAGATGATAGTTTGATAGAGGCCACTCATCTCTTACGTTTAGGATACCAGCAGTCATGAGCACAACCCAATCGAGTGTGGCATCACCATAAATTTCTTCTGCAACAGTATCGGGTCTTGCACCCTCTACAATTTCATACTTATTGAAGATAGTGAAGACATTCTGTAAGTCATCACGCAGTTTGTTTCTTCTGAATAAATTTTTAACCACGAGATAATCTTGAGTCGAAAGACTATCTCCAAGAAACGATTGATACTCAACGTTTGGTAGTTCTCTGAAGTATCCCATGTTAGAATCCTACTCCTCTGTTTCCTGCACCGAAACTTTCAATTTCATTGTAATCTTCGTTGTAAATTGGAGTTAGTTCATTGAATGATAAATCCATTTGCATCGAGACTGGTGTTCCGTCATAGTATGTTGCATGAACACCATCAGCGGTATAGTTAACACTCATATTTGTAAGAACACATAATTTAAATTTATGTAAGAATGAGTGTTCCTGATTGCCCTCCATGTATGTAATCTGGAAAACATTTGGTGTTCCTAAGAATGCACCACCCGAACCCTTTGGTGCCATGTTTCGTTTGAAAGCTTTGATAATCTTTTTAACATCACCACTCTCAGTTCTTCCTCTTGGTGTAAACTTGAAAGAGAATTTGAATTGTCTTAGTCCAGGTCCAGAGAACAACAGTTCTTGGTTTGGATTAATTATCTGTCCTTGACTTCTTGCCAATATTTGATCGAGAGTGAGGTTTCCTCCAAAAGCATTAACTGCCTGTATGGCAAAGAAATTTTTCACCAATTCTGAATTACCAGCAACACCCATGATGGTTTCTTGTGCTCTATTCAGTCCTTCTCCAACCTTTCCTCCAATGAGAGATTGTGCAGTCCCTAAACCACCTTCCTGCAAGAAATTCAAACCCGAAGGTCCATAGTTTGCTATGTTACTATCACTTATCTGTGAAGGAATTGGAAGAAGTATGGTTCCTATTGGTTTTGCATTCAAATCTGCTATATTATCATCAGAACGAGTAACGAGATTTCTATCTCTCCTATATTCACGAATATCAAATTTAATGAAATCCTGTCCTTTTTGTATTGACTCTCTTGGATATCTGAGTTGTTGAAATCCTTCAGGTGCCCTCTGGGTGGGTAAGGGTACGGGAATCGCTGGTGGAGCAGGTTCTGGTTTTATTTCTGCATCGGTTGAAGGTTCTCTTACTAGAGCAGTCTTCTCTTTCTTTTCTTTATCATATTGTGCTTTATCAATCCTTTCCCATTCTGTACCGTTCCATCTTTGATATATTGTTCTCCTCTGTGCGTTTCTTCCCTTAGTTCTAGTTCTAAGCTCCCCAGTTCTCGCCAAATCAGCCTGTCTTTGGGCTTCTGCAGCTTCTGCTTCTCGTTTCTTTCTCTGTGCAGCCAGAGCTCTGGAGTGTGATTCCCTTGACATTTATTTTTTTTAACTATTTAGAACGAATTTTGGTATAATTAAGTTCCACTACGTCAGACACTTCTTCCTCGTAGATTTCGTAGAGTCCTCCAACTATTTCTGGGTAGGTGTATTGTCTTGGTTCACCCCAGTGTAGACTCTCTGCTTTGAATCCCCATGCGAAAACATCAGTCACAAAAACAAGTGGATGTTCATCATATGTGATGTTAGGTGTTTTTGGAAAGTATAAGAAGGTATAGAACTTTCCAGGTTGTGGTATCTTACCACCTTCAGTCAATACTTCTAATAAGTCTGACATTATATCATCGGGAGTTTCAGTTCCCACAAGTCTATCAACAACTCCACGCACACGATTTTCTTCATCGTCTGTTGGATATGAGAATGTCATTTGATACCTAACTCATTTTCTGTTAGAACTTTAAACTCATAACCACGATCTAAACACCATTCTCTAGCAGCTTCCCATTTTGCCTGATTTTTGGCATATTCAACAACTTCATAGATATAACCCTTTGTCTTTCTCTTTTGAACTTTGGGTTCAATACACTGTTTATATGGTTTGATTTCAATTAGTGATTTTTTAATTTTTCCACTCTTTTCTTTGTATTTAATATAGAAGTCTGGAAAATATCTGTGATAGCGATTATCAACAGGAGAACGATAAGGAACTACTATTTCTTCACTTCCCCATTCAAGAATATTCTCATTTTTATCACAGTAAACCATGAAGCGCCGCTCCCAGAGAGAACGATATATGATATTGGTAGAGTCGCCCTTATACTTTTTTGGATAAGAAGGATAAAATTTTCCCTTATATGACATCTAAATAACTAAACAATCACTTATAAGATATTTAGAGTGGCAGAATCGCTAATTCAAAATTATAAGATGGGTATCCTAAATGGAACCGATCTTGTAAAACCCTCTTTATCAAATCAATATCAGGTTTACATCTCTGGAGTTCCCCAGAATGTTCTTACCTTTCTTGAAAATTATGAAGTTGGAAGCGAGTGGATTAATAGAAATGTTGGATTGCTATGTGCAGAGGCAACACTACCAACAAGTAGTTTTGCTACTGCAGAGGTAAAGGATAATTTTCAGGGTATTAATCAACAGTTTGCTCATACTAGATTGTATGTCGATACAGACTTTACTTTCTATGTTGACTACAATTATAATATGATAAAATTCTTTGAAGGATGGATGGATTATATTTCTGGACAAGATAGAAATACAGAGGTAACCGCCAGAGGATTTTATCGTAGATTTAATTATCCAGAGGACTACAAAACTGATAACTTAACAATAACAAAATTTGAAAAAGATTATAAAGTAAGTAATAGTTATCTTCAGTATGACTTTATAAATGCATTCCCCAAACAGATGCTTGCCATGCCTGTCTCTTATGGTTCAGCGGATTTGGTTAAATGCACTGTTTCTTTTGCATATGATAGATATTTTATGAATGTCAGACAAAAGTCGAATCCTGACGCTGGAGTTGAAGAACTAACTCCAGAACCTAAACCAAAAACTGCACCACAAGCAAGAAATACTGACGGAACAATCATAACTAGAGGAGGAACTAAAATACCTCAGGGTAATTTTAAGTCAGGTTTAGGTAGACCTGTGAGCGAACAAATCTCTCCAGGACTGCAATAAATAATCACATCTGAAGTTATAATGGGTTGTTATGCCATTACCACAAATTAATACTCCAACATATGAGTTGGTATTGCCTTCAAATGGAAAGAAAATTAAGTATCGTCCCTTTCTTGTAAGAGAAGAAAAAATTCTTATCATGGCACTAGAATCTGAGGATATGAAACAGATTTCTAGTGCGATTAAAACTGTTCTCTCCGATTGTGTCATGACAAGAGGAGTTAAAATCCCAGAACTTTCTACTTTTGATATTGAGTATCTGTTCCTCAATGTGAGAGCAAAGTCTGTTGGTGAGACTGTCGAAGTGAATCTTACCTGTCCCGATGATGGTGAGACACAAGTTCAAGTAGAAATTGACATTGATGAAATTGAGGTTCAAAAAAATCCTGAACACAAGAGCATTATTAAATTGGACGATGAACTTTCTATCAAGATGAAGTATCCTTCACTCAGTCAGTTTGTAGAAAGTAATTTTGAAACTGCAAATGATAGTAGTGACGTTGACAAATCACTTGATGTGATTGTCTCTTGTATTGATATGATTTACAATGAAGAGGAATCGTGGAGTGCAGAAGATTCTACGAAAAAAGAATTGCAAGGATTCATAGAACAGATGAATACAAAACAATTCAAGGATATTGAAACCTTTTTTGAGACAATGCCCAGATTATCTCATACGGTAAAGGTTAAGAATCCAAACACTGGTGTAGAATCTGAGGTAGTAATTGAGGGACTGGCGTCTTTTTTCAGCTAGCGATGGCGCACGAAAGTCTTGAGAACTACTACAAGACTAATTTTGCCTTGATTCAGCATCATAAATACTCTTTAACAGAGTTAGAAAACATGATACCGTGGGAAAGAGATATCTATGTATCCTTACTCCAACAGTATATTGAAGAGGAAAACCTGAAGCATCAACAACAGAATGGTATTCAGTAGTCAGGCATTTAAGGCACCATCGTTAACAGCAAAACCCAAACTGGGGAAGACTACTGTTTCCTCGTCAGTTTTTCGTGGCACCGCAAAGGTTGCTGGTTCTGGAGCTACGAAAGTTCCCAGAGGTATGGGATACGGAAGTATTCATAGAGGTCCTAGTGTAGATCCGAAATATCTTGAGAAACCTAAAACTCCGATAGAGCAAACATTAGTAGAAACTAATAATATTCTTGTAGAGATACAGAAACAATTATCTCTAGACTTTGCATATAGAATTGCAAAAGAGCAAGAACAGACTGCTAGAATTAGACAGGCGGCAGACAAGGCAGATAGAGCCAAAGCAGAATCAGGTGCAGAGGGTACAAAGAAAGTTGGAAGTGCGCTTGGACGTATTGCCGATAAGGTTTTAGCGCCAACAAAAAGTATCTTTGATAAGATATTAGGTTTCTTAGGTTCTGTATTAACTGGATTTATAGTTAATAAAGGATTAGAGTGGTTAAGGGATAATGAATCTACGGTAAAAAGTGTTTTTGATTTTATAGGAAAGAATTACAAATTAATTCTTGGAATAATTGGTGGTGTATTAATTGGACGTGTTGTATATAAAATTGTAAAACTATTCAGAGCACTTCGTGGAGTTGCTAGATTTTTAACTGGACGTGGTGGACGAACCGCTGCAGCTGCGTCAGGTGGAAGAGGTGGATTATTCCGAAATGCCGCAGGACAGAGAAGAGGCAGAGTTAATGTTACAAGAACAACTGAAACTAGAACTCTTTCGAGAAGAAGTAGACTGGGTGGATTTACCAAGTATGATCAGACAGTTGATGTAATAAAAAGAGAAAAGGGTATACTAAACAAAGCACTTCAAGGTGTTGAGGTTAGTGCCAAGAAGTTCTCAAGAAATATTATAAAGAGTCTTGGCATGGGTCCAGGACAGAAAACATTGCAGAAATCATTACTTAAGTTAGCAAGACCTATCCTAAAGAGGATACCATTCGTTGGTGCATTGTTAGACTTTGCCCTGTCTGTTGCTCTTGGTGAAGATCCTGGTAGAGCAGCGTTCGGTGCCATTGGTGCTGGTTTACTTGGTGCTGTTGGTACGTTCTTGGGTGGACCTCTTGGAACCTTTATTGGTGGTTTCGCTGGAGACTTTGCTGGTAGGAAACTGTATGATTTATTCTTCGGAAACAAGAGTAAAGATCCTGCCGCTGAAGAGGGTATGAATAGAGGTGGAACCGTGCCTGGAGGTGGACCTGATAGAGATAGCGTGTCTGTAATGCTCACTCCTGGCGAAAAGGTTGTATCAAGAAAATCTAGTAGAATGTTCGGTCCTTTCTTGGATGATATTATCTACGATGGTGCGAGACTCTATAAGGGAATGGCGAAGTCTCTAGAAGAACAAGAAGATACTAATAAGAAACTTATAGAAACTAATAAAGAATTCAAGTTAGCACTGAGTATGCTGACAGCAAGACAGTTTGCTGATAAAAACCCACTATTAAAATCTACGCCAACGCCAACTCCACCATCACCACAGAAATCAAACATTACTCCTACTCCATCAAGTTCGGCAGCAAAAGTAAACACAAAACTGGACAAGAAGGAAGGCAAAATTACAACACTGCCAATGATTCCTACATCAAGGAGTCAGACACCATCTTCCGCTCAGACTGCTAAACCAGCAGGAGGAGATTCAATTCAAACATATGATGCTGAAGATCCTGATAACTTCTATGTGGAGTTCATCAAGAGACAGTTTGGAATATTCGGGGTGTGATAAATGGAAACTAAACAAGTAGAACAGGTAGAACAACTAAAACTAAATGTCACTAATATAAAGAGTGTTCTTCTTTCTCAGAACAAGAAACTGAGGAAGTTTGAATCACAAAAGAGTGCGTTAGTAAGAAAAGAAACACAACAAGAAAAAAGATTAAAGGCAGAAAAGAAAATAGAAAAAGTTCCTGGAGTACCAGGACCTATAGGAAGAGTTCTTGGTGGTATCAAAGGAGTTGCTGGAAGTTTCTTTGATAAGGTTTTAAATTCTGGTGGATATTTAATAACGGGTTACTTAGTTACTAAACTTCCAGAGATTGTGGAGAAAGCAACGGAAGTATACAGAACGATTAAACCTATTTGGGATGGAGCATTCAAAACACTAGGATTTGTTTTCAATGGAATTAAGTTTGCCTTTGAAGGAATTACAAACCTTTTTAATCCTGGACAAGCGCAACAAGAACTTGATGCAAATCAAAAAGAACTTCAATCCCTAGAAAGAGAATTGGATGTTGAAGTGTCCACACTAGAGGGGTATGAACAAACTGAAAGAAGTGCTAACGACCCTAACATAATGCCTGATGGGAGTGTCATCAGAATTGGTGATACCGTTGGTTCGGATATGCCAACACCAACTCCTATGTCTACACCTCCAATGCAAAGGAGAAATAGTGGTGGCACGGTTCTTAGAACAACTCAACCAAATAGACAACCGAGAAGGAGTACATCTAGCACCAATACAAACAATGCACTTAAGAGGTTCTCTGCTGTTTCTACACAAAATACTGAAATAGCAGGACTTTATAAAGAAAATGTTGACTCCTTCAAAAAACTGGTAAAAACACTACAACCTGGCAGTAAAAAAACAGGTGGTAGTCCAACGCCAACGGGACAAAAACCAACATCCAGTGGAGATAATGTACCAATCGCATCAGGTCCTATTCAGCCTGGAGGAAGTCTTGACTTTATCGGTAGTGGTGATGGTGCCTCTGGAACATTAACTTTAAAAGATGCTAGTGGAAAGAAAATCGGTAGTTGGAGTGCAATCAGCGGAACATATGGAACTGCTGGAACAACACAAGAACAAAGAGCAAGTGTTTCTGGTGCTTTATATCCACTACCAGACGGACGCTATCCTCTGACGGGATTCCAAAAACATGGATACATGGCGGGGATTGGTGTTTGGAGTGCTTATATTAATAATATGTCTGGTTCTATTGGAAACAGAAGTCAACTTTTAGTTCACAATGACATTGGTGATAATGGAACTGCTGGTTGTGTTGGTGTTACTCTGGGTGGAAGATCTGGAACAAATGCTGATAATCAATTTGCGGCGGCATATGAAGCAGTCATGCCAACTTCAATCAATGTTGCAATTGGAAGAGGTGCAAGTAGAAATAGCAACATATCTTCTTCAAAACCAAAAATTTCTGGTGACAATATACCAGTTCCAAAGGATACTGAAGGAACAAGTGATGTTATTGTCATGCCGATTGAGGTTGAAAGAGTTGTCCCAGTCACTGTTCAGGTTCCCGTTTCTAGTGGTGCCGGGGTAAATAAGAGTGGGAACAAATTAAGTCCTCTTCATAACATACCATAATGTCAGCAGCTCAAGGCGTAATATACGAAAAATTTATAATCTTATCTCCTGATGGACAGAATCGAGCTGATATTGCTCAAGGACAATTCAGAGTGACAAATTTTGATTATTATGAAAATATTCTATCACCCTTTATTACTGGAACGGTAATCATTAGTAGCACCTCAGGTGCTGCGAAATCAAAAGATGATAAGCAAGAAAGAGACGGTTCACTGCACAGTTCGTTGCCATTACGTGCTGGTTGTCAAATGCTCGTGAAAGTAAAAAATGAACTTGGTGCAGGACTAGATTTTTCGGTAGAAAGTGATGAATATAAAAAACTCTATGTAACAGATGTACAAGTATTGAGTAAATCTTCTACATCTGAAAATCTGAAAATTAGATTCTCATCAAGAACCGCATGGTTGAATGAAACTAATAAGATAACAAAAAGATACACTGGTAAGATAAGTGATTCTGTCAAAAAGATATTAAAAGATGAATTGTCATTTGAAGATAGTAAGATAAAAATAGATCCGTCTAGTAACTCTTATTCCTTTATAGGAATGAACAAGAGACCGTTGGATTTAATTGCCATGCTTTGTATTAGAAGTGTCCCTTCTAATATTTCAAATCCAGGATATTTTTTCTTTGAGACGAGAAGTGGATTTAATTATATCTCAGCAGATACTTTGATTAATCAAGAACCTTTTCAGAAAACGTATCGATATACAGGACAAGTTATTGCATCTGAACAACAGAAAAATGATGAGAATGATTTCAAGGTAGCAGCATTTGATACTTTGAAAGATCAAAGTCTCTTAGCACAAATTCGCTCTGGTGTTTATTCTTCTAAAAACGTTTTTTTCAATCCATCAACACTAGGATTCACTGAGATTGATATTACTGTGGAAGATAAGAAACTTACTCAAGATCCTAAGTTTTCATCTCTGGGTAAAAAAGAGTCACCACCACCATTTCTATTTGGTGGAAAGGGTGGTAAAAAATATCACAGGATTCAATCAGCAGTCTTTGATGTTGGTGCAGAGGCAGCTACGACAGAGATAAACAATAGTCCTGAATTATATTATGCTGCTGGTAGCACCAGATATAATATTTTGTTCTCTCAGGTTCATGCCGCAACCATACCTTGCAACACAGATCTTGAGGCAGGAACTCTAATTAAGTTAGAAATTGAATCTAACTCAAAAGATAAGGAACAAGGACCTGATGAGGTGCAGAGTGGCAGCTATATAATTCAAGCACTACATCATCATTTCGAACCAAATAAATCGACAACATCAATGAATTTGATTCGTGATTCTTATGGAATGAACTTCACTAAAGGACAATAATGGAAGCACCGTCAGAATCAATTAAGTTTTTTGGAGCAGATACGCACGAGTGGATTGGTGTCGTATTAAGTGATGAGGCACAGAAATCCCAGATAGAAGGAACTGGTGGTTGGGGTGTAAGGTATAAAGTTGCCATCATGGGACACCATCCCACGGATCAGGCAGAAGTAAAAGATGAAGATATTCAGTATGCAACCGTTGTATTTGGTGTAACTGATGGTGATGGTGGCGGAAACATGCAGACATCCTCTGCAATACGACAAGGAACAGTTGTTAGAGGTAAATTTTTAGATGGTTCTGCGAGACAGATGCCAGAGATTATTGGTGTTTATGGCAAAACTTCTGGAACTAGATTTGGAAAGGGTAGATTTGAGGCAAAGGATGGATTTGGTGAAAATCTTCAACCAGGAAATCTTTTAGGTAGAGATACTACTAACGAAACCAGCAGTCCTCCATGTGTTCCAAGAGCACTCCCAGGTTCGACTGATAAAACTAAAAGAAGAGAAACTCCAAGTGCAGCACTAAAAGCAGCAGGTGTTGATACAACAACCAATCAAGCGACTTAGACATAATAAATATCAACACGGAGGATAATATCACATGAGTTGCGACAGAGCCGAATCACTAACATCTGGTAAAATTCTTATCTTTGCAGATCCTTGTAAAGATAATACATTTGCAAAGATGGAGGCTCACCTTGCCAACTTCTTTGATAAAGTAACTAAAGTTGGTAGTGCCGTCACAAACTTATCAAATGATATTAATAAAACTGTAGAACTCCTGAGTAATACATCTGTAAAGTTTATCAGTAAAATAATTGGCGGAGTAAGTGATGCAATAACGGAAGCAATATCTGAAGGTTTAGAGGCATGGACAACATCATTACTAGCAGAGGGATTTGGATTAACCAAAATATTTGATATTCAATCACCTCTGGTTGGATTAACAAAGACTCTATTAGATGCTATTGATTGTCTTGCGACAAAAATTATTAAAGCTGCGAAAGATATATTCAAAGATTTACTCACGGGTGCCGTAAAAAATGTATTGAACGCTGGTGCTTGTGTTGTAGATCAGGTGATGGGTGCATTCACAAATAAACTTTCTGGATTAATTGACTCTGCAATAACACCACTACTAGGTCCCGTTGAGGCACTTATAGGTCCTCTCTTAAAGATTAAAGACTTCGTTCTGGGTGGCATCAATATGTTGAGAAAAATTCAGAACTTCTTCAAGTGTGATGAGGAGAAAATCTGTCCAGCAACATCAAAGTATAAGATTGATGTTGGTGCTCAGAAAGACAAGGAAGATGCCGATATTAGGTTTGATAATATGTTCAGTGGAGCAGCACTTTCAGTGGGTGCAGGAAATCTTGCAAACGATTTCCAAAACCAATATGGAAACTGGGAAATCTTTGGAACACCACTTAGTCAGACATCTAGTACATCACCTTGTGATTTTGGAAACGTAACTACGTGTGGAGCACCAACTGTCAACTTCTTTGGTGGTGATGGGTTCGGTGCAGCAGGTAAAGTTATTCTTGGAAAGTTTGTCGATAAACTCGATACTGAAGATATAGTCGGTTCTGTTCAAAAGACTGCGAGTATTGTTGGTGTTGAGATAACTGATCCTGGAGAAGGATATTCCGATACACCATTTGTGACGTTTGGAGATGGTTGTAATATGGGATATGGTGCTTATGGGCGTGCGGTGATAGATGAAAACCCAAGTTCTCCAACATATGGACAGGTTACATCAGTTGTAATTGCTAGTGACGGTATAAATTATCCAGCAGATATTGATGAAGATCCCTTATATGTCACCGATGTTGTAATTGAAGAACCTGGAGAAGATTATCTGGATGGCGATACTATTGAAGGATTTGATTTAACTATCAAAGATGGAAGAGTTACTGCTATTACACCACAAAAAGGATTTGCATACAATGGACTACCAGATCTAAATATTATTACGGACACTGGTTTTGGTGCTGTATTGAAACCAGTTATGAGTGTGGTTACTCCACAGACAGAAGTTATCCAAGTCATTGATTGTATTAGTTAGGTATTACCATGGCAGGCGAAACACAAAGAAAAATATTTGGACCTAAGTTAATTCTTGAAACTGGTAATCAGTTGATGGGAATGTCTGGAAAGACATCCTTCTGTATGCAATCTACCACTAATGAAGGCATACGTTTTGTTCAGGCACACACTGAGAGTGGTAACACTAAGATAATGACAGAGGGTTGCCTGTCGATAGAAGCTGGTGAAAAGGGAAAGTGTGTTGATGATATCGTTTTCATATCAAACAGTGGAGGAATGTCATTCTCTGCTGATGCAGGAACATATAGAGTTAGTGCAGAGCAGATAGTTTTACAGGCAGATGTAGAAATTGTTATAGATGCTCCTTCGATTAGAATCGGTAATCAGGATGCGAACGGAACAAAAGATATTCTCATCGCTGCAAAAAATGTAAATGCTGATGCAAAGGGTGGAAATGTTGGTGATACATTAGGCACCAGTAACTTTATGGGAATATTTGCTGGTGGTATTCTTGGTGGACTGGCATCCGCTGCGGCAGGTATTGCAGGTGCTGCTGGTGGTGCTGCAGGCAGTTCTGGACTTGGACAGGGTGGAAGTGGTGGTGGAACTGGTGGTGGCGATCAAACTATAGAAAACCTCACTGTTAATAATATAACTTTCAAAGAAATCCTCAAAAAATTAGATGGGGATGAGAATGAATTCTTGATGGCAGATGGTTCTCTTACAAAGAGATTCATAAGCAATGATTCGACACCACCAGACGATTCTATTGGAAACGATGGCGACACATATTTGATAGTTGAATGTTAAGTCATGAGTCCATTTTACATTAAGACATCTGTTAATGGTGGTGATTCCACATGGGAGGAAGTTCAATCTTACTATATTAAGCAGGACGGTGAGTGGGTTGAAGTTACCGAAGCACAAGTAAAGACTGCTGTGTGTGGAGGTGATTCCGAATGGAAAGACTTCTATTCAGCTGTTGAGGTAGAACCTGGCATTGTTCTTTGGACTGCAGATACAAATGCACCAACAGGAACTGTTGCTGCCGATGGTGCCTCAGTTAGTTCTGGAGCATTGTTTGATTTATTAACGGATGCTGGTAACTTGAATGCTGATGGAGATCCTTTATTCGGTGGTACTTTAGAGGCACCACTGTTACCAGACATTGAAGGTAGTAATAGATTCATTCGTGCTAGGAGTGGTAACTCAACAACAACTGGTGTTGGTGTGTATCAAGATGATGCCGAACCAACTCACACTCACAAATATAATAAAATTGATGATGGTGATGGTAGTATTCTGATTCCTGGACCTCCAGCAACATTTGTTAGTTTCGGCGAGGAACAAGTAGGAAATCTTAGAGAACCATCAACGAATGTTAATGGTGAGATTGGTGCTGGAACAGCACTAAGTTCTGCTGGTTCAGAGACTAGACCTAATAATATTGCATTTACTCCTGTCGTGGGAACAGAAACAATCTCAACTATTCCCATCGCTTCATTTGTGTGGTATACTTCTGATACTGTACCAACTGGATATTTACTTTGTGATGGTTCTGCCGTAACAACAACTCATAATGCTTTAAGACAGATTTTAATTGATGCTGGAAATCCGTTTGGAACGGATGGTTCAGATCCAAGATTACCAAACCTTGTAACTGATAATAGATTCATTCGTGGTGCAGGAGGTTCACTGAATCATGGCACAACACAATCACATAATCTTGGAAATCATACTCACGAATTTACCGTAAACCGACAATCTAACATTGGTGACAGTGGTTCTAAAACTGCCGCAAGATTTACTCAAATCATATCAGGTCCTGTTCAGGGAGCTGATACTGCAGACGAAACTAGACCGAATTACATTGCTCTCTTACCGATTCTGAAATACTAATGGCTGTACCGACTGGTTCTATTGTGTGGTCGATGACACTAACTCCACCTGACGGATATTTACTCTGTGATGGTGCAGAAGTCACTGAATCCGCACATCCAGGATTACATACACATTTAACTAATGCTGGCAATCCTTTTGGAACTGCAAATGGAAATCCAAAATTACCAGATTTGATTACTGATAATAAATTTATCCGTGGTGCTGGAGGTTCGGTTGGTGTTGGTTCGACGGCACTTAGTGCTATTGTCGATCACTCTCACAATATCAACCCATCAGCACAACCAGGAGGACCTGGTATTAGTAACCAACCTGGCGGTGGTGCTGGTTCACACTTTGTTCAGTTTTTTCCTGGATTTAGTAGCGGTGAAAACTCAGGTGGTTCAGGAGAAGCAAGACCTATTAATGTTGGACTCTTACCTATTATAGCAACATGACAAGATTAGTTACTTTCATAACAGGATATGATGAAGAAAATCCATCTGAAATTAATGGAAATGAGTTCTTCAAATTCAAAACAGATGAACAGAAGTACATCAAAGTTGGTGTAACTGAGGACTCTACTTTTGGTATCTCTGAGTTTACAAATGTGGATGAACTCATTGACTGGGTGGATGAACAAAGAATGAATAATGTGCAAAGGCAAATTAATTCTGGTTGGGAACCTCCCGAGGGATATACCTCCCCAGCAAAGACTGTGATTGCCGATGTGGTTCAACCAGTTTGGGAAGCGGTCTTCGGTTAAACGCTTGACACCTCCACCTAGATACCGTATAATATGGGGGTAATCAACAGAACACCATGAGCAACACCGAATGCGTCCAAGGCATCGTTATTGATGTTTGCACTCGCTCCTTCCTGCTTCTGAGCGATGAGGGAAATGAAAAAATTGTTGAGTGTGATACCACAGAACAGTTCATGAATGTGTTGGAAGTTTGCACTGCCAATCTAACTGATGAGCAGATTGAGTACGCAGATTTGGCAATCGTAGGAGAAAAATATTGATGGAAGTATTTACAATTGAAGAATGGGAAAAAAACTTCGATGAACTCTACAAAAGAGTAGAGGGAGGAGAAACCATAGGCATCGTCAAAGAAGATGGAACTGCTGCCGTTATGATGCCTGCAGATGATGAACTCTACCGAATATACACGGAAAACAACAACGAAGCATCGTAGTTCATCTGCGGGAGTATAGCTTAATGGTTAGAGCGCCCTGCTTATAACGGGGTAGTCTGGGTTCAACTCCCAGTACTCCTATTCGCTATTTGCGAATAACGAATGCTCCATTAGCAATCTGGTGAATGCAGCGAACTCATAATTCGCCTGAGGCGTGTTCGATCCACGCATGGAGCACCTTGCGAGTATGGTGGAATCGGTAGACACACCAGACTTAAAATCTGTTGGGCATTGTGCCCGTGGGAGTTCAAGTCTCCCTACTCGCACTTAAATACTTAAAATTTATAAATAATTCTTTTAAGTATATGCCCCGAAATAGTAACGAATACCAACAGAAATATCAGAACGAGTGGTATAAGAAACAATCCCCCGAATATAAGCAGAGGCAGAAGGAATTAAAACAGGCAAGAGCAGAGAGGAACAGGCAGTATATTGCCAATAAACGCTCAGAACCTTGCACTTGCTGTGGAGAAATACACCCACAAGAAATAATGGAGTTTCACCACACTGATGGGTCTCCAGAGGCAAGAGTAGGGCACTTATATGGTAACTCTTTAAAACGATTGCAAGAGGAAATAGATAAATGTGTGGTAATATGCCCTAACTGCCACACTAAAATACATAAGGATTTATTGGTGCTGAGATGAACCTCATTGATAGGATTGAAGAGTTAGCAGAGACTTTACCCAGACCAGCATATAGTGTTTCTGATGAGACTGGTAATGCATATGTAATCCAGTGGATGTTGGAAGACGGATTACAAGTAAGGCAGGATGAATACGGTAATATTATTGGTAGGATTGATGGTGAGGGCGCACCTATTGTAGTAGGTTCTCATACAGATACAGTAGCAACTGCTGGCAAGTATGATGGTGCTCTGGGTGTTCTTGCAGGTGTAGAGGCAGCAAGGATGCTGAAAGGTAAGTTGAAGCACCCACTAGAAGTTGTTATCTTCCGTGACGAAGAGAATACAATGAAAGGTTCTAAGGGTTATACTTCTAGCAAACCTGATATCAAAGCATTCTTAGAATTGCACGTAGAACAAGGACCAATATTAGATTCTCAAAAACTTGATATTGGTGTCGTTCAGGGTATTGTAGGACAAAGACGCTGTGCTATTACTGTATATGGTCAAGAGAACCATGCAGGCACAACTCCCATGGATATGAGAGATGATGCACTGGTAAAGACAGCAGAGATTATCACTTACATTAACAAGAGGGCATTAGAACATGACGGTTTGGTGGCTACTGTGGGGGTGCTTAATGTCAGTCCCAACGCTTTTAGTGTTGTACCTGGCAGGGTAGACTTTACATTGCAGGTAAGAGATTTGGATGCATCTGTTATGGATGCGTTTGTTAAAGACGTTACTGATAAGTTTAATTTACAATATGAGCTCATCCACCAGTCTGAACCTGCACTGTGCAATGGTAAAATCAAGCAGTTCATTGCTGATGCCGCAAGTCGTGATTTGAACTTGAAAGCAATTCGTATGCCATCAAGAGCATCACATGACGCACAAAACTTTAACTTCTGTCCTATGGGTATGATATTTGTTCCATCTATCGGTGGTATCAGTCATTCTCCCAAAGAAAAAACCACTGATGAGATGTGTATCAACGGTTTAGAAGTATTGGTTAGGACTATACAAATGATTGACAGGACTTAAAATAAATAAGACAAAACCCGCATCCTATGTCATATAAGATAGAGACTGCATTCTGCTGGTATGAAAACGACAGTAGGATAGTCAAGATGTATTTTATTCAGGGAGTACCATTTACTTTTGATGAGCTACCCATTGGACACTTATATGACAGAGATTTGATAGAGTTTGCAAACAAGAATTTGTCTTATGAACCAAATGATTTGTATAAGTCTTCTTTTTATCTAATAGATGAAGAAGCACACCCTTGTCTGTTCATGATGGATATTGAGAATCCAGAAGACATGCCAGAGGAGGAAGAGTACGATTATAATGAAGAGGATTTGATGGGTTAAATGAAAGTTGAAGCACAAATATTACAACCTGAAATTGATGGTGGAATTTTAGTTCGTTTTGAGAAGGATGATTTGAAATTTCTATATGATGCCGTAGATAAGATTCAACAGGATTTCGATAATTACGAGTCTAATAATATCAGACTAGCAGGAAACATTGAAAGGCAAATTGTTTTGCCAGAGGAAATTAGAGAATCAATTGATAAACTATTGACACCTATAGTTGAGAGTCACACAAAGACATTTGATTATGCAACTAGAATTGGAAGGCAGTTTGAAGGTGAAAAATATCTCCTAAACTTAGTTCAAACATGGGCAGTCTTTCAAAAGAAAACAGAATTTAATCCAGTTCATTCTCATAATGGTATTTTTAGTTTTGTGATATGGTTAAAAAATCCTTATGATACTGAGGATGAAATGGTACAACCACATTCAAGAAAATCTAATTATCAGTGTGCGGGACATTTTGCATATTTTTGCACAAATACTCTAGGTGATATTGTGCAAAGAGTAATTCCAACTGATAGGAAAATGGAAGGTTGTGCTTTTATTTTTCCTGCAACCGTCAATCATTGTGTTTATCCATTCTATACTTCTGATGAATATAGAATTTCTGTTTCTGGAAACTACGTTATTTCGTAAGACATAAATAAAACTAGCAAATAGTATAGAAGCAGTAATACAATGCCTCTGAATAAGTTAGACAACTTTATTAAGAACACTGAAGGTAGAATTCTATATGTAAGTCCAGCGGATTTAGATTCAACTGACAGTATTTTAAACACTGGAAACTCTCTTGCTCGTCCTTTTAAAACCATTCAGAGAGCACTGATTGAGGCAGCAAGATTCTCATATGTTAAGGGGAATGCCAATGATGCGATAGAGAAAACCACGATTCTCTTGATGCCTGGTGTTCATGAGATTGATAACCGCCCAGGATATCAGATTTTCAATGATAGTGGTGCAAAAGTAACTGCGGCGGATGGTAGCGTCAGCAATGCGGCAGCAGCAGATCATTTACCACTAACACTTGATTCTAATTTTGATATAACACAAGAAGGTAATGACTTAATTAAGTTCAACAGTATTTACGGTGGGGTTATTGTACCTCGCGGTACATCTATCGTTGGACTTGACTTAAGAAAGACAAAGATTAAACCAAAATATGTTCCAAACCCAACTGATGATGATGTAGATTACTCTGCCATCTTTAGAATCACAGGTACATGCTACTTCTGGCAGTTCTGTGTCTTTGATGGTGATGAGTTTGGACTTGTTTATACACAGTCTGATGACTTTACTATTCAGTCTGTACCTAACTTCTCTCACCACAAACTAACAGTATTTGAATATGCTGATGGTGTTAATAAAGTTGGTTCAACAGAACTGACTGATCTTGAAATGTATTATGCGAAGTTATCCATCGCATATGGTACAGGAACTGATAGAGATATTGATGATAAGTTTCCTGCTAAACCAAAAGGGTTTGAACCACAACGCCCAGAATATGAGATTGTTGGTGCATTTGCATCAGATCCTCTTAAGATTACTTCTATCGAAGCAGGTTCAGGTGGAACACCAACCAATAGAGTTACTGTTACCACTGCATTAGATCATAACCTTACTACAGGCACACCAATTCGTATCAGTGGTGTATCTCCAACCAACTATAATATTTCAACAAAGGTTGCAGAAGTTGATGCAACAAATACTAAAGTATTCTATTATAACTTAGAATCTTTTCCTGTCACTCTACAGACACCAGGAACTATTTCTGGCGACGAATTAGTCACCGTAGAGACTGATACTGTAACTGGAGCATCACCATATATCTTTAATATCTCCATGCGTTCTGTATGGGGTATGCAGGGTATGCACGCTGACGGAAGTAAGGCAACTGGATTCCGTTCAATGGTTGTGGCTCAGTTCACCGGTGTATCCCTACAAAAGGATGATAGAGCGTTCGTACAATATATTCCATCAACTCGTACATATTCAAGTACACTCAGCACATCAAAAGTAACTGGTGCTGATTTATCGGCAGGTTCTTCATCTAGTGGAAGAGTCTATCACTTAGAATCAGACTCCATTTATAGATCTGGATGGGAGAGTTCTCACATTAAGATTTCAAATGATGCAATTCTGCAAATTGTATCAGTATTTGCTATTGGTTACAATAAGCACTTTGACATACAATCCGGTGGTGACGCATCTATCACCAACTCTAACTCTAACTTTGGACAATTAGCACTTATTGCTGATGGATTTAAGGCAGAAGCATTTGCCAAGGATAATAAGGCATTCCTCACACACGTTATTCCACCAAAAGCAATCACTGCTTCAGAAGAGAATGTTGATTGGGTGACTATAGATCGAGGTAAGACAACAACCGTTGGTATCACCAGTCACCTGTATCTATTTGGATTTGAAGATGAAGAGGTTAAGCCTGTTGTCTTAACACAGGGATATCGAATTGGTGCTCGTAAAGAAGATAAACTTTACCTATCCATTGGTTCAACAACTTACTCTGCGGATATCCTAATGGAGGATGGTTCATCCTCATTTAAGACATATTCTGTAGATGCTCCATCTTCTAACGTATTTACAATTTCATCTGGAACACATGATATTCAAACTGCTGAAAAGGTTATCGTCCTTAGTGACGATGGCGATATGCCAGAGAATATTAAAGTAAATAAGGTTTACTATGCAATTCGCGAGTCTTCCACAGAACTTAAGTTAGCATCATCTGAATCTGATGCAAACAATGATGATGCCATTACCGTTTATGGTGGAACTAATCTCACAATTACAACTAGAGTTTCTGATAAAGAATCGGGAGATGTTGGCAGTCCAGTGCAGTGGGACTCCACAAATAATCATTGGTATATTAACACCAACACTGGAAGTGATATCTTTAGTAATCTCTCAGGGACTGGTGCTTCGGAGGCAACCTTCGTCAAGAGAATTGCTGATACCAGAAGTTTAGACGAGAAGATTTACAAGTATAGAGTTGTTATTCCAAAACAACTTTCAAACTCAAAAACACCAGAGTCAGCATTTATCATCCAAGAATCTAGCACAACTGGATTCGGAACAGACGCTGATTTTACTAAAACTTCTATTGATTCTACAGATTACGATTTCTCAAGAAATCCAAGATTCATTAGCACATGTTCATTCTCATCTGATGTTGTAACGGTTATTACTGAACAACCTCACAACCTTACTTTAGGTGATGATGTCAATATCAGAAATGTCACTGATAGCACACTGAGCAGCACTGGAGACTTTAATAAGGGATATAATGGTAAGTTTACAGTCACTGAGATTACTGATGACTTAACCTTTAAGTATGCTTTGAGCACTAGAACCCCTGGTACATTTACAAATGACACCACACAGAGAACCACATCTCTTCCAAGATTTGATAGAATTGACTTAAAAGCCAACCTTAATATTTACAGAAATGAAGTGGTTTCTGAGTATGATGATGGAGAACAAAATGGCATCTATCATCTCTATGTTCTGAAAGCTGATAGTGCAGTTCCTGTAGAATTTACTGACTTAAAATATAGTCAGAATGTCGTGGACTTGTATCCACAATTGGATAGAGATAACATTAATGATAATCCAAATTCTGCTAAGTCATTCGCTCTAAGATCTCCACTTGGAGATGTCACAACTAACGATCTTAAGAAGAGTGTTACTAGAGAAGCGTCTGATACACTTCTAACAAAATTTGGAGTTGGACTTGATATTTCCTCAGTCAACAATGCCACTCCTGGTATTACCACAATTACCTTCGATAGAAGACATGGATTGGATGGTATTGTTGATGTAAGTGTTACAAATGCAGGAAGTGGATTTGCAAACGGCAATCACTTTAACGTAAAACTGCTAAACAATGGAACATCTACATGGGATGGTGCCACAGCAAACATTAATGTTTCGGGTGGTGCTGTTGGTGTTGCAACTATTGTATCTCCAGGTTCTGGATATGCTGCTGGTGAAGTATTAGACATTGATGGATTCTCTGGTGCTGAAGTTACAGTCTCCACTGGTGGTATTACAACTTCTATAGGACAAGTAGTTCAGTTCACTGGTGCTGGAACAACATCAGATACCTACTATCGTATCAATTCAGTTCCTGCCGCTAATCAGATTTCCATCGCTAAGACTGCAGGTGATACACTCATCACTGCAGATCAGTATGCACTGGTTGTCTCTCCATCACAAGCATTTACTGCAACGTCTTCTGGTGGTATCAGCACATTCACATCAGGTGAACCTCATGGATTGACTGTTGGTAATAAGTTTAGAGTTCTTGATACCGAGAACAATAATCTTGGTGATTTTATTGTTGCGACAAAAGTTGGTATCTCTACATTCACAATTAGTTCTGGAATTAGTACCACTTCTGGATTCATTCTGAAGCACGGTTTATCCTCTAATTCTGGCGATTCTAATGTTGGAAATGAAAATCTTGAGGCAAGAGCGATTACCATCTTTGATGGGGATATTTTAACCCTATCTGAAGCAGTAACAACAACAGATACAGCATTCTCTGTAAGTCATGTTGGGTTAGGAACTGCAACCAGATTCCCACTTGGTTCTTACATTCAAATTGATAATGAAATCATGAGAGTTGCTAGCAGCACTCTTAGTGGTTTGAATAGTGATGAACTCACCGTTATTCGTGGAGCACTTGGTTCTAGACAGACAGCACACGTCAATGGTTCTTTAATCAAGAAGATAAAAGTTCCTTCAATTGAATTCCGTAGACCTTCAATCGTTCGTGCTTCTGGACATACATTTGAATATCTTGGTTTCGGTCCTGGTAACTACTCTACTGGACTTCCTCAACTTCAGGATAGAGCACCAACTGAAACAGAAGAGTTTTTAACACAGGCACAAGAAAGAGCTGGTGGTACTGTAGTATACACTGGTATGAACAACAAAGGTGATTTCTTTGTTGGTAACCAGAAGAAGTCTTCTGCAACTGGTGAAGAAATCACATTTGATACGCCAATCCCAACAGTCACTGGACAAGATCCTGCTACACTCAGTGTAGTCTTTGATGAAGTTATTATTAAGAATAATCTTGTAGTTGAGGGTGGAGCTTCTAATCAACTCTTATCACAGTTTGATGGACCCGTCACATTCAATAACAATACAAGATTCAACGATCAGGTTAGAATTACTGATGAGACTGATTCATCCAGCACTAAAACTGGAGCACTCATAGTTACTGGTGGAGTTGGTGTTGGTAAGACAATAACAGCAGCAAACATAACTGCGGGTGATGTTACCATTAATGGAAGCACAAGTACAATTAATTCTACCAGTGGTGATTTGAAGATTGATGCTCCTGTTGGCAATAAAGTTGCCATCGGAACACATACAGAAGTTGATGGTGACTTTGAGGCAACTGGAAAGATTACTGCCGATGAATTGGATGTTCCAAACATATCACCAATTGGAAGCATCATGTTGTGGCCTGGTGGAACAGATAGCTGGCCCACAGCAACATGGAGACAGTGCAATGGTGCGGCACTTTCAAGAACAACATACGCTAACTTGTTCACGATTTTGGGAACCACATATGGATCTGGTGATGGTTCAACCACCTTCAACCTACCAAACTTACAAAATAGATTCCCTGTTGGTGCTGGTGATGATTATAGTCAGGGTGGAACTGGTGGTAGCAAAGACGCTATAGTGGTGTCACACACTCATACAGCAAGCACTGCCACTGCTGGTTCACACAGTCACTCTATTGGTGGTAACGTTGGATTTGGTGGCAACAATGTTCAGTTTGGTTCTGGTTATGCTGCCAATGGTGGTAACACTTCCACCCACGCTGGGCACCAGCACAGTGTGACTGTTAATAGTCAAGGTTCTTCTGGAACTGATGCAAACCTTCCACCATATATGGGATTATATTACATTATAAGAATCCGATAAATAACTAAAAACTATAATGGCAAATATCCGTAAGTCATTCAATTTTAGAACTGGACTTCAGGTTGATAATGACAACTTTGTTGTAAACTCAAACGGTCTTGTTGGAATCGGCACATCGATTCCTTCAGGGTATTTGTTAAATGTTTATGGAGACACTAGAGTCACAGGACTTGTAACAACTAATCTGTTGCAGGTTACTGGTATAGGAACTTTTGCACAATTTACTGCATCTAATGCAAATGTAGTTGGTATTGTCACTGCTGCTCAGTTGCAGTTGGGTGGTGGTGAAATCGTTGATAATATAATTGGATTTGCTAGAACAACATTCATCACTGATAATGGTGGAGTAGGACTTCATACATCATCAAAAGTTGGTATTAATACAACCTCCAGTCCTGGTGGTTCTGATGTCGAATTTACCGTAGCAGGTAATGTTAGTGTCACTGGCGTTCTAACTGCCACTACCTTTACTGGTTCTGGTGCTAACTTAACTAGCATTCCTAATAGTGCAACAACTGCAGACTCAGGAAATACTGCAAGCACAATTGTTGCTAGAGATGCTGGTGGAAACTTCAGTGCAGGAACAATCACTGCTGCCTTATCTGGAACTGCAACCACTGCATCTAGTATCACAGAGTCAGCGAGTATTACTGTTAGTCAAGCAAGTGTTGGTGTTTTAACGGCAACAACCCGTGCCCGTATAGACTCACTTGGTATTGGTACTGATACAGCATTCTCTCAACTTCATGTAAGAAAGACTGGTATTTCATCTATATCAGTTACCAGTGACGGTGATAATGAAGCAATCATTAATGTTGGAAGAAATATTAGTCCGACTACAGATGGTGGACAAATTCGCTATGGACATGGTAACAGTGGCGGTTCATTCCCACAGAGTACAGATGCATCTCTAGACTTTATTAACTATGCCACTGGCAATGTTAACTTCTATCTGAATCCAAGTGGTTTAGGTACTGCATTTAACTTCATGACAAATGGCTCGAACCGTGCAATGGTTCTGACACAAGCAGGAAATCTTGGTATTGATTCAACTACACCAACAGAAAAACTTGATGTCATTGGTAATGTTTCTGTTTCGGGTATCATATCAGCAACCACCATTGAAAAAGTTGATGGAACATCTAGTCAGTTCTTGAAAGCAGATGGTTCTGTTGATAGTAACACTTATCTTACAACAACTGGTGATGGTTCTAGTTTAACAGGAGTAGTCACCTCTATTGTTGCTGGAACTAATATAACAGTACAAGATAATACTGTTAGTAGCACACAAGACTTTGTTGGTGTAGTTACTGCTGCTGGTGGATTTACCAGTGGTACAGGAGATCCTGTTGTAATTAGTGTTTCTGGTTCTACATTAACCTTTACTGTTGGTGGTGCTAGCACTAGCTTGACACTGGTATAAAAACCCTGTAGACTACCTTTGTCCCGGTTGGAGATGAGAGTCTAGGTCACTTAAATAACTGTCACAGAGTTCGCCGGTAGAGGCAGCTCTGTGTTATAATATGTTTATCGTAATGAGGAAGTGATGCAACTCCGCCCACACCAGCAGACTGCTCTGGATGCCATGCTGGTGCATGATAAAGGGCAGATTATTATCCCCACTGGGGGTGGTAAGACAATTTGCATGATTGAAGATGCTAAGAAAGAACTACAGAGTAACAATCCTAAGACTATTGTTGTTGTTGCTCCTCGTATATTGTTGGCGAATCAACTCTGTTCCGAGTTCTTAGAACTTATTGATGATGTGAACGTTCTTCACGTTCATAGTGGTGAGACTAAGCATCGTAGCACCACTAAATCTAATCATATCAAATTTCTCAATGCTATTTCTAAGGATCTTGGTGCTCACCAACTAATCTTTACTACCTATCACTCTCTGCATCGTATTCAAGAGGCAGGTATCAACGTAGATACCATTTATTTTGATGAAGCACATAACTCCTGTCAGCGCAATTTCTTTCCTGCTACTGAGTTCTTCAGTGCTAACTCTAGTCGTGCTTACTTCTTTACTGCTACGCCTAAGCACTCACTGACTGTATTCAAACCAGGCATGAATGACGGAGAGGTTTATGGCAATGTCATTTGTAATGTTCCTGCTCCTAAGTTGGTAGAAGAAGGTTATATTCTTCCTCCTAAGGTTGTTGTCAAGGAATTGCCTCAGGGTGATTTCAAACTTAGTGATTCACAGAATCTACTTGAGACTATTGATGACAACTCTCTTAGTAAGATTCTTGTCTGTGCTCGCTCTACAAAGCAGATTACTCAATTGATTTCACAGTCTGACTTTGCTCAGCAAATGAAACATCGTGGTTATTCTGTCATGTATATTACCAGTAAGACTGGTGCTGTGATTGACGGACAGAAAGTTACTCGTGATGTATTCTTTGCCACTCTGAACAGTTGGGGACGCACTTCACACAAAAAGTTTGTTGTTTTGCATCATTCTATTCTGTCTGAAGGCATCAATGTTAAGGGACTAGAAGCTGTGTTGTTCATGCGTAACATGGATTATATCGGTATCAGTCAGTCAATCGGGCGTGTCATCCGTCTGGGAGGCGCTGAGAAGACGTTTGGACTGGTTTGCGTGCCTGTTTATGACAAGGTGGGTATCAGCACCGCACGGAGCGTTCAGGCAGTCGTAGACACTGTGTTTGAGCGGGGTGAGGCAGCAGTGTCGGTTGTCCGCCGTTGACATGTGTGCTATAATGTAGGATACCCAACTCTCTTTTCATGGAAATCAATCAAGTTTACAAGGAAAATTGTATCACTGGGATGCAACGGATGGATGCAGAGTCTGTGGACTTATGTGTCACATCACCTCCCTATGATGACTTGAGAACTTATAACGATTCATCCAAGTGGGACTTTGAAGTATTCAAACAAGTTGCACAAGAGTTGTATCGTGTGATGAAAGTTGGTGGTGTAGTTGTATGGGTTGTTGGTGATGCAGTCATCAAGGGTGGTGAAAGTATGTCATCATTCCGTCAGGCACTATACTTTGGAGAGTTGGGTTTTCTTCTTCATGACACCATGATTTATGAGAAGAATGGTAGTTCTTTCCCCGCAAGAAAGGACAGCAATCGGTATTCTCAAATCTTTGAATACATGTTTGTCTTCAGTAAGAGGGTGAAACCAAAGACTGCAAATCTGATTGCCGATAAACCAAACAAGTGGGCAGGACATACTAACTGGGGTAAGGGAACTTATCGTGACAAGGATGGCAACCTTGTCGAACGTAAGCAAAAGCCAACTCCTGCATATTCTCCTCGTAATAATATCTGGCGCTACAACAATGGCAAAGGATTTACAACAAGGGATAATTATGCTTTTGAGCATCCTGCAATGTATCCTGAGGCACTTGCCACAGATCACATCAAAACATGGAGTGAAGAGGGTGATTTAGTGCTCGATCCTTTCATGGGAGCAGGCACCACTGCTGCAATGGCAATGGAGAGTGATAGAAACTTCATCGGTTTTGAGATTGATGAAAAGTATTACGATATTGCCATGCGGAGAGTGGAGCAGCGGATGGCACGGTTGCCAATTTAATAACTGTCCACTCTGCCCCTGACTCTGCCCCACTCTGCCCTATAATACTAAGGTATTCAAAGGAAATCACCATGATTTGCGAAGTCAAACTCTATGTTGCAGGTAAAGTCTTCTATGAGACTGTTCATGCTCGTGATTATCAGGATGCTAAAGAAACTGCACTAGCACGCAATCCCAAAGCAACTGTTATGAGTGTTAATGCTAAGTTTTGAGTAAGTTTCAGAAACCGTTTATAGACTGCCCAGGTATCTTAGATCCCAAACCTGGAGATCCTCAAGGATATTGTACCAACGATGGTATGTGGGCAGCGGTTCCTTTTGTGGGTAAGAAAGGGTTCGCCGTTATACATAATGGTAAATATGTCAAAGATTTTAATACCTATAAACAATCTGTTGATTTTATTAAGAATCAACTAAAAACACTCAACAAAAGGAAACGATGAGTAGCAAACATGAGAAAAGACGTGATGCACTGGATGTATTCATTGAAAGTGTTCTAGAACCAGATTCCAATCTCCGTTCATTTGCTCATGAAAATGAGTGTTTTAATGAACTTATGGAGTGGAGGCAAGAGGTAATTGATTACCTTGAATTGCGTCGCCAAGAGGAATTCAGTTGAACGCTCAAGGTGTCTGGTTCGGATTATTTGTGGTAGTAGCGTACTTTGTCTTCACTGACAAAAACGTTGCTGCCGCTTTTTATTATGTCATTGAGTTAGTAAACGCTAAAATAAAACAGCGTTGGTGGTGGATGACACAGAACCCAGAGAATCCTGTGGTAAAATATTTTATGTGGCGTCGAAATATGAAACTGGCAAAGAACCTGAAGAAATACTTCGACGAAAAAAATAAATAAAAACAAAGAAACATAAAGTTATGTTATCTACTCAATACAGACTCCGCTTGGAGTTTATCTGTAAATGTATTGCTAATGGAGAAGATGTAAAACTTGAGGACATGATATGGGCAGAGAAGTTATCAAAGGCAAATACAACTGCTCGTGAATGGTTAAGAAAAGCACGTAGACAAGCTGCTAATCCTGATATGAAGGAGGGTGGACTTGACGATTTTATGAATAGGATGGGATTAGGAGACCCCGACCCATCCAATCATAGAACGGGGTTCGGTAGTGCTGATGAAATTGTAGATTGGTTCAAGCAGGATAGAAGCGATGACTGGAGACAAAGAGACTGAATTTGATAAGATTACAGTTGATACATATAAGAAGATGAACGAAGAGTTCATTGAAGAGGGCACAGCATTTAGTATAAAAGTTCCCACACAGGAGCAAATTGATGCCTGGAAGAGTAAGACACCTGAACCATATACACGCCCTCCAGAGGTAGATATGGTTGCTCAGATATGGGAAGAGTATAGGAGAAAGAACGATGCAAAGTGAACATCCAACATGGAGTATAGGGTGGAGACTGGAGAAGATTGCAAAGGATATTGGTGGTGAACTCAAACATTATGAGTGTTCTGATAGAACCAGCAAGCACAAGAAAATTGTCATTGAATACGATTACGAACAGAAATGACTAATACGGCGGTAATTTATAGCAACGGAAGTCAAGAGTGTGAGCGGATGGGTATGCTGCTCAAGGCACTTGGTGATGAATTTCATGAGTATAAACTAGGTGAACACTTCGATCAAAAGGCATTCACCAAAGAGTTTGGTGAAGAGGCAACCTATCCACAAGTTTCTATTGATAATGTTCATATTGGTGATATGAAAGAAACACTACATTTCTTGTCAGAGAATAACATGTTATGAATGAAAACTTTGACTTCCAATTGTCGATGGAAGATTATACGATTATAGTAAATGCATTGCACTACTATAAGAAAGTAGAGAAAGTGGAACGCTTTCGTCAGTATGATGAGAGTAGAATCAATGAATTGAGAGATAAGTTAGCGAATCAACTTATTCCTAACGAATTTAATTTTTCGGAGTATAATGATGTCATAGATAAAAAGTGATGTCCTTTCAGTGTAATGAAAAACGCACTTGTAGTATCATTATGTTTCCTACCACTGGCAGTTATTTGGTTGGTAATGAAATTGGCACTGTGGTTTGCTGCTATTAATCAGGAGCGGAAACATGTCAAAGATGAATCACTCAAACCACACGGACCCTATTTGGCAGATGCATATGCAGATGTTGATGAAGAGGAAGAGGAGTATGGAGATCGCACAGATTATAGATGATGCACTCTTTGAACATTACTCTGAATTAGGATTGCCAGTACCAAACTGGAAGAGGAAAAAAGATCCTCAGTGGTGGATTGATTACTTGAAAGAGCTTGACAATGAAAATCAGAACCGCTATAATAGATAGCAAATACAGCATTGTTATGGATTACAAACCCTATTCCCCAGAGTGGCATAGAAGACGCTACCTGAAGGAAGCACTGGATAAGTACCTTGACGACTATGTAGATCCTACTGTCATTATGGACGACATTCGGGATGTTCTGCACTCTCGTTCAGAAGCAGCATACCAAGAGTTCAATAGAATTAATCAATTAGAACATTACCTATCAGATGAAGGTGCTTGACTACATACCAACGTAAGGAATGGAGGACACAGGGATGAATGATTTAGATCCCTCTGGCATAGAACTACAAAGCACCTCAAAAATGTTTGAATATGAGAAACTCTCTAGAGAGATAGAAGAGTGTAACAGTGTAGAAACTTTGAAGAGAGCTTTAAGATGTTACATCAAACTCCACATGAGACATCAAGAGATAGTGACTCAAATGATAATTGATAAATGACTATGGATTTAGAAGAAGAATTTCCGTACAATGAGTTCCCTTGGAAACTCATTTATAAAGATGATAAAGTGGTAAGAAAGTGCTTCTTTCAAACCGAGGCACATAGAAACACTCACATTAAACGATATAATGTGAAGAAGAAAGACATTACTTTTATTGGATACAAGTTTGATGACTAACCCTATCGCATTTGTCAAGAACACTAGAGTTACTTACAATAGGTTCAAAGAAAAAAACATCACTGAAGTGCAAGTTCAGTTTGCTGATGAAGAACCAGCATGGATTCCTATGGATACTTTAGAGGCAGCAATGAAAACATTACTCACTGTTAAAAGTGAAATTGCAGGATAACGTCAAGATTGTACTAATGCTGGGGTTGCTTTTTGTGTCAACTCTTGGTATAATCGTTGCAGGTTACATCCACGGCGATGCACATTTCGCCAAAGTATTGGAGACACTAAGACAATGACTAGAAGAACTTTTACGGGTAAAGGTGGAGAAACATGGGAGTGGGAAGAAACTCCTGAAGTTGTAGAGGCACTAAAACAACTCCATAGAACATCTGTTGAAAACAGAATTAAAAGACCTCATGATTATCAGGGTCCTCTGTATGCACCACATCCTGATATTAAGAAGAAGGATGATGAACTTAACTATGATACTAACGGAAAATAAAAAAGAAAGAAGATGCCTGAACATCCTGAAATTGCAGAATATGAATGGTTTGATGATTGTTTCCGTGTCTATGCTAATAGATTTAAAATGTGGATTAGTGTAGCAAAAGATGGTGAAGAACTTGTCACTGCAATGGATAAAGAGTTGTGCATTAGTATGACACGATTCTATCTTAAAGGTAGACAGGAAGGATGGGGAGATACTAGCAGAGTTGTAAATAGTGGTGTAGTTAGTGGTAAGTTGTAATGTATGACGATCTTAATGATTTTGAAGAGGCACTAAGACAGTTTGGTACAAGAGTAGATTTTGCCGTTGCCATGGAAATGTCACGCAGAATTACACCTGAGAGTGCGTATCAAATAATCAAAGGAGAACTTAAATCACTTAAAAAATGTCGTAAGAAATTCCAAAAGAAGAGTAAAAATGGATGATTCACTTAAGATAACCCAGAATGCAGACGGTTCTTTCACAATGGATTGGGATCCGCAAGATAAACGATGGAGTTGGATGAATGGGTTGACACAGAAGGAAATCCAGAGTATAGTTGAGAAAGCACTCAAAGAACGTCTTGATGTCAAGGATTGAAGATGTAACTGATTCTCCCAAAGATTGGGAAGACTTTTGGTACTCCCCTGAGAAATCTGGCACATGGGATTATTCTAAGGAACAAAAACGTGAGTTTGAGTTGAAAGAGCGAGAGTATGAACGTAAGCGTGCCATGCTTGATGCACAATATAATAAAAATGAGGCAAAAGATGGCACTATCTAAAACTGTTGAAGACTCTTTGAAAGAAGCTGAATCTTCTTTACGCAATGCACTTGCATTTGCTGCCAGATGCGAACGTCCAGTAGTTTGCACTACAATAGCAAAGATGATTAAAGACATTGAAGCAATCAACTCAGTTGATGGAATTCTTGACATGTTGGAGAATCGTGAAGAAGGAAGTAGCGGTAACTACGGTTCTTGGACTGACGAGGACTGAACAATCCTAAAGAAAACATTAAGGTTATAATTACTTTTATGCGGAAACGCTAAAATACCTTAGTAACGGCACCAACCTATGACTCTCCCCCGAAACGGTAAAAAACTCACCAAAAATGAGCAGAAAAGTATGGAAATTGCTCTAAAAGAGGCAGATATTCGTGCGATTCACCCAGAAAGAATGGAGGCATTTGGTGCTCATCTGGTTGAAAAGTTAAAAAATAACGTTAAATCCAAATAAATAAGTTTATCCCGTAACAAAACGATGGAAAGTATCGAGCAGCATATCGAAAAGGACAAGGATTTGCTACAAAATGCAGAACTTTCTCCTCAAATGCGTCGTCACACTAAAGACGAATTGGAGCATTTGGAAAAATACCACGAGGCACACCCTGAAGATCATCACGATCCTACCGCGTTTGAAATGTACTGCGATGAAAATCCTGACGCAGATGAATGTAAAATCTATGATAATTAGGACAGTTTAATAGGTGGCACACGGGGCGGCGACGCCCCTTTTTTGTGCCCTATAATATGAAGGTAATCAAGGGAACACCCCATGGGAACTCGCTCTCGCATCGGTATTGAACTCAAAGATGGCAGCATCCTGAGCGCTTATCACCACTGGGATGGTTATCCGCAGTGGTTGGGTAAGACTCTTGTTGAGCAATACAATAGCAAAGAGAAAGCAGCAGCACTGATTGATGGTGGCGATATGTCATGCTGCTGGAGTGATTCTCTCTGGGGTAAGCAACTTCCTGAAGGTGAATATGCTCCCGAGTATTATTCTATGCGCGGTGAGAATACTCCTCCTCGTTATGACAATGACATGGAAGAGTTCTTCTCTGATGGTGAAGAATACTCCTACATCTTCCGTAATGGTAACTGGTTTGCCTATGACATGCACCAGTTTGAAGATAGTGTAGCACCAGAACCTGTTGAGATTCCTGCTTGACATTTCTGCTATAATTACATCATGTTGTTGAGGTTTTCCATGGACTTGTCTGAGTTGATTGAAGAGTTTCGTGAGCATGAATTGCATGAGACTAACCCACACGATTGGATGGGTTATTTGGAAGACGATGAGGCAGTTGAAGAACTGTCCACCATCCTCTGAGAGGCACCTAGAATGCCCTATAATAAACACAGTTCAGAAAACGACATGACTGCTTCTTTTGCTGACTACCGCGCCACTCAAGACGCCAGGAACACCATTGCACTGAACATCCGCAAGTATGCTCTGATGTTGTGTGATGCGCTGGAGATGAACTTCAAACAGCGTAATCATGGTGAACTTGGTGGTCGTCCTGCTCCTGAGTATAAGTTTTATATTCAAGAAGGTGGGCGTAAGTATCACAAAATTGTGATGGAGTATGATAATGGTTCTAAATCCGTCCATGCCTTCGTTGATAAGAAAACTGGTGAAGTTTTCAAACCAGCATCATTCAAAGCACCTGCTAAGATTGCACGCTACAATGTTCTGAATATTCAATCCCGTGAGGAAATGTTTGAGCGTGCTGATTGGGCTGGTGGTTATCTCTACATCCGCTAATGCCAACAGCAGGAGATAATCCATTTGAGTTAAACCCTTTCATTGAATTAGTAATGCAATCCAACGCCAACAAAGCAAAAGCAGTGAACCGCGACGAACTTCAACAAAAGTTTATTGAATGGGATCTCAATCAAATGTCATTGGAAGACTTGAAAGAGTTTTTCATTAATACTCAAAATGCAGAACTTGATTGTCTGGATGATGATGAACTGATTGAAGAAGTCAGGAACTATGCACCCGATTTGGTATGATTTACACCAGAGAACAACTAATTGAAGCACTTGTGGCAGAGTGGGAATATCTCTGCCATGACGATTTTGTCCCAGAGGAAGATGACACCCCAGAAGAATATCGTCTCAAACTTGAGTGCTACAGTAATGAAGACTTGATTGCAGAAACATCAACCGATCAGTATTATACTCTCGATGAATACATGGAGAGGTTCGGTGACATCTAAAGAGAAACTTCTTTTCATTAGTTCATTCGTCTGGTTTCTACATTGGGGAACATGTCTAGCATCTTCACTTATGGATATGGTTATTCTAAGAGGCTCTGTGAGGATATTACCTCTTGGTTTCTGAATACCCATTTTCCCAGACATCACATCACCATTAATGTCAATCATCGCGGAATGGTACGTGATAATGTCAATGGATGGTGTGATATTTCTAGGTACAACATGAACCGTCCGCGCAAGTTTTTGATTGAGATTCAATCTAACCTGTCCAGAGAAGAGTATATACAGACACTGATACATGAACTGATTCATGTAAAACAATGGGTGGAGGGTTCGTTGACAGTGAAGCACGGTAAGATGTGTTGGCACAAAGAGTTGGCATCAAACTGGGATTATGAAAACCAACCGCATGAGATTGAAGCATATACTAAAGAGAAAGAATTGTATAAGTTGTACTGTGCCAGTCATTGAACCGTCCTGGTTCCGTCACACGGCGCTCCTGATGCCCTATAATAAGAGCATCGACAGGGAGACACCTTATGAGCACCAGCACCGTTTTCTACAAGGTTGAGATCGACACCAAGGATGCAGTGCAACCCATCATCTACTTCCGTAAGGCAAAGCGCTGCAAGACTGCCAAGGGTGCCGATCGTCAGCACAATCGTATGGTGAATGAGACTGTTGATGCCTGGCGCCCATTCTCCCAGCAAATCCGTCGCTACACCATCTCCCGTGTGCCAGCTGATGTGGTGGTACACGGGGACATCCGCTGACTCCTTTCTGCCCTATAATAAGCACATAAGCGAAACACCCCATGCAACTCCTGACTTCTGCCACCACCATCGACTTCTATCCTGTTGGTACTGGCAAGCGTTTTGTGAAGCGTACCATCTGGCACAAGGGTGATGTGACTGAGATGACATCTTTCACCACCCGTGTTAAGTCTGATGCAATGTATGACATCAATCAGTATATTGCCAATGGTGCAACCGTAACTGACTTCAACCTCAACGAATACACTGGTGATGACTACTCTCCCGTCTACTGCTGATAATAAGGAGTTTGTTGATTT